GAGACTTAGTCGATGAAAGAACTACATGGCATCTTAACCCTACTGGAAATTTCGTTATTGGTGGTCCTGACGGTGATGCAGGTGTTACTGGGCGGAAAATTATTGTTGATACTTATGGGGGTTTTGCTCCTCATGGTGGCGGTGCGTTTAGTGGCAAAGATCCAACAAAAGTCGACCGAAGTGCCGCCTACATGGCACGATGGCTCGCCAAGAATGTAGTAGCAGACAATATGGCAGACTGGTGTAATATCCAGTTGAGCTATGCTATTGGTGTTAAAGAACCTACAAGTATCTATGTTGATTCAAATGGACACAACAACAGTATTGCTAAGTTTATTGAACGTGAGATTGACTTGACTCCAAAAGGCATCATTGACAGATTTGATTTGTTCAACTATACTAATTATAGCAAAAACTGTACATACGGACACTTTGGCGACAAAGATGTACCATGGGAAAGAATAGGATGGTAATATGAAAAAGGTTTTATTAGAAAATTTGTCTAATATTCCAGATCATATTATAGATTCTACAATACTTGCTATTATAGCACATAAAGAAATGTATGATATAAATGTTCCATACAGGTGGACTGTTGACAAAGGTTGGAATAAAAGCCCAGATTGGGGGTTTCCTATATCAAATATGAAACATTGGAAGACACCTAACGAGTTACAAGACTGGCCAGATCTATATTTTGAAAATCTTATGTTACCATACATTTATCCAAAGATTAAAGAATGGATTGAAGTTAATAAACCTCAATATAAAGATGTAAAATTTCATACACAGTCTTGTTGGTATCTGATATATAAAAATGAAAATAAAGAAAATACATCTGTACCAGTTCATAATCATAAAGGCCAAGGAAGACGAACTACTGGATTAAACCAAGAGGAATGTTGCTCTGGAGTATTTTATCTCAATGCACCTAATTCTCCAACAAGAACATTTGAATACTATTGCGATGATGGAAAGAAAACAACAATACATCCAAAAACCAAAGATGTTGTTTTATTTTCAACCGATATGAATCATGCTGCTGACGAAAGCGGACCGTCTCCGGAAAGTATAGTTATAGCATTTAATGTATTATTTTATAAGGAAAAACAATGAAAAAATGGCTAAAAGATATTAGCGGTATCACTGCTAAAGAAAAAGAACTAGAAGAAAAAGAATTAGTAGTTCTTGACAAAACAGATCCTAAGGCAGCGGCAACTAGACGCAAAAAGCCTTGGGTCAACGTACTAGATATGCAAGTTAATCAAGATAATATTCGCAACAGATTCTTTGAACTTGACTGGAACAAATACTTTATCAAAGAACTTATTGCAAATGGATATGGCACCAAAGACGATCAAGAAGAAGAAGTTGTTGATAGATGGTTCCGTGACATTGTATATAACATGCTTGAAGAAGAAGGACAAAGCACTGATAGAAGTGCAGGCTATATTAATGTTGTACCTATTGCCAAAGGCAAGTCAGAAGTTAGTTGACATCTGTACACAAAGATGTTATACTATATTTAAATTAACACAACAATAGGCTAGATTATGACTTACATTCTAATTGACACTGCTAACACATTCTTTCGTGCAAGGCATGTTGTACGTGGCGACATTGACACTAAGGTCGGTATGGCTATGCACATTACCCTTAACAGCATTAAGAAAGCGTGGAACGACTTTGATGGTTCACACGTTGTGTTCTGCTTAGAAGGTCGTAGCTGGCGCAAAGATTATTACGAGCCTTACAAGCGCAATCGCAAAGAACACCGTGATGCTATGACAACCCGTGAAGCTGAAGAAGATAAAGTGTTTTGGGAAATCTTTGACGAGTTCAAAGACTTTGTATCTACTAAGACAAATTGTACTGTACTACAGAATATGCAACTAGAAGCAGACGACTTGATTGCTGGCTGGGTACAATCGCATCCTAATGACAATCACGTTATTATTAGTACTGACGGCGACTTTGCACAACTTATAGCACCCAATGTAAAGCAGTACAACGGTGTAAGTAATACAACAATTACACACGAAGGCTACTTTACAGACAAAGGCGATCGTGTAATTGACAAGAAAACTAAAGAAGAGAAGCCTGCACCTGAGCCTGACTTTATGTTGTTTGAGAAATGTATGCGAGGCGACACTAGTGACAATGTGTTTAGTGCTTACCCTGGTGTACGCAAGAAAGGCACTAAGAACAAAGTAGGACTTATTGAAGCATTTGAAGACAAAGGCACTAAAGGCTACAATTGGAATAACATGATGCTACAGCGTTGGACTGATCACGAAGGTGTAGAACATCGTGTACTAGATGATTACAATCGTAATGTTGTATTGTGTGACTTAACTGCACAGCCCGAACATATTAGACAAGAAATAAATAACACAATAGCATCTACTGAGAGCAAAGATATTAGCCAGGTAGGTATGCGACTTATGAAGTTCTGCGCTCGTTGGGATATGCAACGTATTGCAGATCAAGCTGCATCTTATGCACAACCATTACAAGCGAGATATAAAATATGACAATTAAAGCAAAACCAGTTCTTGACGGTAAATTTTGGATTGTTGAACAAGAAGGACAACGTGTAGGTACTCTTACAAGAGATAACGAAAGTTTTGTTTACAGCAATGCAGGCAATGTTTCATTCTATAACACCGAAAAAGATGTTGCAAAAGACTTTGGTAAGGACTTCTTAACAGCTAAGATTACCAAAGAAACAGGTAATGTTGATCTTAGTGTACACGGATATCCAACACGTACAACTCCGTACAATAGTATGTTTGATATTAAACGTAAACTACCGTTGTTTACTAAGAGTGAAAAATCAAAAAGTGTTTATTGTGCAGGATATTATCTTGTTAAGTTTAACGTTAACTGGCTAAAGAGTTTTTGTCCAAAGCTAATTACTATTGAGCGGAATACACATATGGGTCCGTACAAAACTGAATTAGAAATGAAACTAGCATTAAGCAATGTCAACAGAACCAATTAACACAGTACCATTACAAAAATTTATTAAACAGGTACAAAGTGCCGACGGATCTAGATCCAAAGAATTGCGTCTAAGTATAGACGAAGCAAAGGCACTGAGCTTTTCGTTAGGCATCGTACTAGCTAGATTAAATGGCGATATGGAAAAATTTATCAAAGAAAGTGCTGCTGGTAGTGGTGATGAAATCATACAAGTCCAGATAGGCAGCAATACCGATTGGCAGTAAACAGCGTAGTAAAAGGCTAAATATATGCGTATATAATTAAGGGGTGCGCTATGAGTAGACCAAAGCCAAAAGTATTGTGTGAATTTGTAGATAGAAAAACGTTCAAGAGTGAACAGGTATTAGAGGCAGAAGCTATCTGGGCTGTATTCTATAATAGTAAGCCGTTTAATCTAAAGAGTGCAAATAGCATTACTAACTATCCTGGCCCAAAGTATAAGAAGACAAGTTTTTCAAATCCTGGACATGCATTTAATCTAGCAAAAAAATTAAACATTATGTTCAAGACAGACGAGTTTAGTGTACACAAGCTCACGGAGGGTGAGCAGTTGGACGATGAATAAAGTTGTATATACAAAAATATTTCTCAAAGAATTAGGTCAATCAGTTACAGAACAAAATGTCAAAGCAATGTTACCATTATGGTGGTATAACACTCGTGATAAAGAAGTAGGTGGACTACGTCTTACTGATGACGGTATAGATACAATTACCAAATGCGACATAACTACATACAATATACCGTATCCCATGGATATGCCAATGACAACACAAGTTATAATCTTTTTAGATCATTTCATTGATTGTCCATACTATTTAAACAACAAATCTATTATTGTATTGAACGAAAAGAAAGCAGTTGAACTAACTTTGTTTAGCGGAGATCTACGCAAGTATGGTTTAACAAAAGCAATGACTAGGCAGAAGAAGGATGAGAATTGATCTACACGGATTGCACATCCAAAACGGCTGGCAGTATTTCAATCAAAAAATAGAAGAAGCATACCTCAGCGGACATAAGAAATGTCATGTTATTACAGGGCAAGGTGCTATGATGCGTGAAATACACATATGGGCAGATAACCACATACGTATTAGAGAATGTGTTCAAACCAAACATAATCCTGGAAGTTTTAGTATAAAGTTGAAAAAAAGAGGTTGACACTGTGGTGTACTTGTGCTATATTGTATATATAGGGCAAACACACAAAGGGCAATACAATGTTTACATACAGCGATGATGTTATTTCAGATCTACACAAAGATGTGTATGGTTACCGTCCACGTGAGGCCTTTTGGGCCGATTGGGACAATTGTACTCCTGCTGAAAAGCAGAAGACTTGGGACGAGTATTGTAATGCTTTAGAAGCTAATGCAATACAAGAAGCAGTACAAGAGGCAGCAGATGTTGCCAAGTTTGAAGACCGTGTGCAAGATGTTATTGCAATCGGCGCTGGCAACCGCACTACTGCACTTGAATGGATTGTAGGGCAGGAAACTTTCTACCACATCCAAGATGTTGAACATTTTGTTTGGCAGCAAGGCATCTTGTTTACAGATTATGGCAAAAAACTTATCAAAGAAATTGCCGCTATTGTAACATACAAAGATGCATATTGAGGTTGACAATCCAACTGGTATTTGTTATTATAAAGTATAAGCACTGATTAAAGGAATACAAAATGAGCGAAGCACGACAACTATCCCCGAACAAAGTAAAGGCAGCAGTACGTAAGGCTGTTAAGAAGAAACGTCCTCTCTTTATTTGGGGTCCTCCAGGTATTGGTAAGTCTGAATGCGTTGAACAGATTACCAACGAACTACCTAACTCACATTTGATTGACATTCGTCTTTCTCTTTGGGAACCAACTGACATCAAAGGTATTCCGTACTTTGATTCAAATATTGGTAAAATGGTGTGGGGCGCACCAAGCGAATTGCCAGACGAAGAAATGGCAAAAGCATACGATAATATTGTGCTCTTCTTAGACGAAATGAATAGTGCGGCACCAGGTGTGCAAGCGGCTGCTTATCAGCTTATTCTAAATCGCAAAGTAGGACAATATAAACTACCCGACAATGTAATTATTATTGCGGCTGGTAACCGTGAAGCAGACAAAGGCGTTACGTATCGTATGCCTGCTCCACTTGCTAACCGCTTTATCCACTTGGAAATGGCTGTCAGCTTTGACGACTGGTTCCAGTGGGCTGTAGATAACAGAGTACACCAAGATGTAGTTGGTTATTTGCAGTTTGCAAAACAAGACTTGTATGACTTCGACCCCCGTAGCGCAAGTCGTAGTTTTGCTACACCTCGTAGTTGGACATTCGTTAGCGAAATGCTAGACGACGAAGACAACGAGAATACCACCACTGACCTTGTTGCTGGCAGTGTTGGTGAAGGATTAGCTGTAAAGTTTATGTCGCATCGCAAGATTGCTAGTAAACTTCCTAACCCATCTGACATCCTTGCTGGGAAAGTAAAAGAGTTGCAGACAGACGAAATCAGTGCAAAGTATTCCTTGACTGTTTCTCTTTGCTACGAACTCAAAGAAGCATGTGATGCTAACAGCAAAAAGTTTGATTCTATGGTTAATAACTTCCTTAGGTTTTCAATGGATAACTTTGATACCGAGTTAGTTGTTATGGGCATTAAACTTGCGTTGACGCAATATCTACTTCCAATCGATCCAGATGAAGTTGAATGCTTTGATGAGTTCCACAACCGCTTTGGTAAGTATATCAAAGCAGCTCAGCAAGCCTAAAGAGAAGTGAGCAGGTAACACTGCTCACTTTTTCAGGTTGACAATTCTGTAAATAGTGTTATATTAAATACAGCACTGATGAAAGGAATACAATGTTAGATTTTCTACCACATTATGTTACAATGCAAATGTCTACTAAAGACACACAAACTAAGCTAAAGGCTTGGGAACCTGATCCTGACATTACAGAAGATGCATTACATGCTATGCGTGAAATTGTACATGAGCGTATTATTACTGCTCGTGTTGGTTTACTTCTGCGTCATCCTTTCTTTGGTAACATGGCTACACGTCTTAAGATTGTGGCAGCAGATGAATGGTTAATGACTGCGGCTGTAGATGGACGCAACTTGTATTACAACACACAATTCTTTAATGCAATGGATAATAAAGAAATTGAGTTTGTTCTTGCACATGAAATCTTACACATGGTTTATGATCACTTGGGTCGTAGAGGCGACCGTATTCCTCTACTTTATAATATTGCAGCCGACTATATTGTAAACAATGAACTAATTGATCAGCGTATTGGTACAAAGCCTAAGATTGTAGATTGCTTTCAAGACTTTAAATATCGTGGTTGGGCAAGTGAAGCAGTATACGACGAACTGTTTGACGAAGCTAAAAAGAACGGTGAAGAAGCAGTAAAGCAACTTGGTGAAATGTTAGATGAACACTTAGATCTAGAAGGCGACGGTGACGACGAAGAAGGCGAGGGTACAGAAAACAAACGTCCTAAATACAGCAAAGGCGAACTTGAACGTATCAAAGACGAGATTAAAGAAGCTACACTACAGGCAGCACAAAGCGCAGGCGCAGGTAATGTTCCTGCAGGTGTAGCACGTATGATTAAAGAAATGACAGAGCCAAAAATCAATTGGCGTGAACTGCTTCGTCAGCAAATTCAAAGTATTATTAAGTGCGATTATACATTTACCCG